TCACCAAAGATTCTATATGGGGCTTTCCGGAACAGAAAACCAGGACGGCCCTTAAGGGTCTTACTGATTGCTGTTTCCGCAGCCCAACGGTGAATAATGTTTAGGAGTGACCAAGGAAGGGGGTTACCCATTGGGGCCCCCCGACTAGTTACACCCTCGACATAATCCACCGTTTTGCCGTCTTTTCCTAAGATTGGCCACTTCATCCTCTGTGGACCGATGGCTAAGGCGCCCAATGCACGTGCTTTCGGAGATAATTCAATGGCATCTGCGATACCATACCAGCAGGCCCTATAGACCTCCTGGTATATACCGTCGGTAGCCATTGTCATATCTGACGAAATAACGTGCGACCTGGAGAGATATTCTTTTCGACCTAAGGTCTCTTTCCAAAGGCTTTCGACAGCCTGAATGTCTTTGCCAGCGATGCTGGTAGAGACCGTCGGGTCCTGCCGAAGCAGCTGGAATAAGAGATCCCTTAGGGAATGAGTCATGGTAACAAAGTCAGAATGGCCTTTCGAGACGATCCTGACCTTATTACCAGCCTCAGCCAAAGGAATAACCTCCCCAGGTGGGTAGAAACCAGGTTGATTGAATTTCTCAGTCAACCTGGTTTCTAGGGCCAGACGAACATTTGCTAGTCCAGCTAGGGTTTGCCAGACATCTGGCTCGACCCATTCAGGTCGAGTCGTGTCGGCAAATTGTTCCCAAACTGCCCCAGCAATGTTTGCCTGGTGTCCGCCTTTTGCCTTCGGAAATCCGATGGCTGCTCCACCCGTCACTTGTATGTCCCAAGAGGCATCTGGTTGTTTCTTCCGCTTTGCCCATTCATATGAAAAGGCATAGACCGAAGCTTCAACCGATGTCCGATCAGGGCATTCATTTGGCGCGGTGAAGACCTCCCGATGCTTCTGTAAAGAAGCTCGGAGGGTCTTAACCATGGTTGGACGGGGCAGCGCACGTGAAATGTAGGACAGTTGTAGTAACGCATGGTCAAATGGACGGCGTGACCACTTTGCAAGTAATCTTGCAATGCTAGTCATATCGTTCTTATATTTGACTTTCGTTACTACACGGCTCCTACATTCAGTGAGTTGCCCTTTCAACCAGGTTGAACAGTCATCGGGTCCTCGGGTTAGTGCTCGATTGCAGATCACCTTAGCAAGGTGTTCGAGGGCCCGGAGCGTAGCCAAGTGGTGTGGTTTGCGGACCGAGAACGACACGTTGCCATCGATAAGAATGGCAAGTGCCGCTCGGAACGCGCGCCACACCGCTTGGCTATAGTTCCAGGCTCTGAACACCTCTATTGGTGTTCTGCCGAATTTCCTCATAAATTCAGAAGCGAGCTGCTTCTGCGATTTGGAGGAAGGCTTCCGGCCTCTCTTCCCTGTCGGGGTTTTCCCGCGAACAAGGAAGTTGGGGTCTGGAAGGTTACCCTTCCAGGGATCAGAAAACAGAAACCTAAAACTGGGCTTTCGCTTTAGCGTTAGTTCTGTTTGGGCGGTCATCTGGTCCGTGTCAATCTTTTACGAGATTGGCCCCCCTAATCGCAGAACCAGCTCGCTTTCCTTTTATGAGGGAATCCGAATAGTGCAACAGGTCGGGTTGCCTCCGATTGTCAATGAGCTCTTCCATTTGGATCAGCTCATTCCAGTCGGTAGGCTCCCGCCCGTTGTACAATTCATCGAGCACTTCGCGGTGTACTTCATCGTAGGGGCGGACTTCAGTAGAGAGGGGAACCCCCTCAGCCGTTGTAACCCGTCGGGCACAACGGCAACTACTATTATGTTCGTCCCGTCGAGTCATGACATCGCGGACCGAAGGGGTTTGTAGAGGATTTGCCCATTCCGCAGTTTTGTAGGAGGCAATCACCTTTCGGATATCTTTCGATATCTGTAAAGGTTTTAGCTTCCAACCTTTCTGCGGATCTGGACCCATTAGAAGGAGGAAACCTTTCCTCCACCAGTGGGTCAGCTTGTCCTCTACTTCCCTCCGGGTGAGCTGGACATCTTCGTACCCATCGGGCAGGATCGCACCCTTCCAAAAGGTCTGGTACGCTCCTGCATCGAAGACACCGGTAGTGAACTCAACGGCAAGGCGCTGGTGGCGGCCAACTTGGTTGACCTTCCAGGCTTTGCTGAAGAGATCCCAATCGGTGTTTGGACTCTCAGAACAGTACATATCTGAGAGGACCTTCCGTACCCTCTTTGGGGCAACTTCAGAGATACGGGTTTCATATCCCTTACGGGGTATTAAACCGGCACCTCCGAGTTCCCTCGGGAGATATGGGAAGATACCTTTCTGAATATACCATTTGGAGAGTCCTGGGCACGAATAACGCATAGCCCACCGGATACCACGGAACCCACTTGGGTCATAATCGAGTAAACTCTTTTGAGTTGGCCCGACTGTGGCCCAAGCAGGTAAACCGCGGTCCTTCGGTCGCCCGACCTCCTGTACAGCACCACCAGCATGGACTATCCCGCGCAAGGGGTATGTCTTAGTCCTGACAGGAAGTTCCTGGTCAGGATCAAAGAGATACGCCTTTTCGCAGAATGTTCCATACTGTGGTACTGATAGGGGGCCAGAGATGAAATGTTTTGTCTTGGAAAT